TTCAGTGAGTTAAGCGTGGAAAGGCGAGTCATTGCACAGGTATACATCTCCTGCTGAGATTTTTCCATATCGTTCCATGCAATGGTTCTGTACTTCTCAATCACTGATTCAGCTTCGCATATAAGCTTTTGTTTTCTCCTGAGGCCTGATTTTTGCTCAGCTCCTGCCTTTGCATAGAGCTTATACATGCTGAAAGCCAAGATGGCTATTATCAAAGCCCCAGGAATATACACTTCAATTAATCCTCTTCCACTCGCGGAACGTCGTCCTGATCCACATACCGTGTATGCTTCACTATCGCGGAGACGAAGTGCATTTTTACAACATCATCAGCACTCAAAGTTATCGGTCTATGATCACTGTTAACGCTACTGAATTGATAGTCTCCATCACGAGTTTTATTCATGATTTTAATCATGTTGTGACCGTCTTTTGTTCTAACGAATACCTCGTCACCAGCATGAACCGTAGTGTTTGGCTCTATGACAACATATTCACCAGACTGAATACGAGGCCACATGCTATCGCCTTTGACTTTTAAGCCATAGGCATCCTTATCACCGCTATAAATTCGAAGCCAACCGGCTCTGAACTCGATCATATCCACTGAGCCATCTACTCCCAAAACGGCTTCACCAATTACAGGAACATATCCTGCGCGAATGCTTCCAGCAAATTCCAGTTCTTCATTTGCGCTTGGCATCTCAGATGTGATCGAGTCCATCCATCCTCTAGGTAGGCTGAATGCGTTTTCAATGATTTCCATCATGTCATCAGCAATGCGCTTTCTCCCAGCTTTTCCTTCTGGGTAGAGCATTCTTGAAATGTACGATGGCTCTCTTTCTATTCGACGTGCCAGCTCAGCTGCCTTTCCGTTACAGAACCTATCACGGATTTCAATGAGCTTCAGTCTTCTCTGTTCGTATTTATCCATAGCAGAGATCTTATCCAACATTACCTCGCGGTAAATAACCTGCGGGTATTGATTTATGTTTTACCTGTAGGTAAACTCTATTCATGATGCAACGAGAAAGGAGAAGGGATATGGAGAAACTTCGTACATATCTAAACTCCCTCTCACTTGAGGAGCAGCGCGAGTTTGCCTCCCGATGCGGAACTTCAATCGGCTATTTGCGTAAAGCTCTTAGCAAGAATCATGAGTTAGGCGCTGCGTTATGCGTACTAATCGAGAAGTTCAGCAACGGTAGCGTGACTCGTAAGGACCTGCATCCTGGTGATTGGGTAAGCATTTGGCCTGAACTGATGGCCGCATAAGCAGTACCGCTCTTTAACAGCTCTGGCCTCATTCCCGCCGAAATGCGGGGATAACCAACGCATCAACCGATGCGTAAACACTTATTAACCAAGGAAAATATTAATCAATGGAACTAGCAAAAGACAGCAAAAAGGTACGCGAAGTGGAAACAGAGCTTCGTGCCCGACTCGTTTCAATGGGTCAGACAAATTTCGCAAAGATGGCGGGATGGGCTGATTCAAAAGTGAGTCGATTAAACATCCACGATATGGCTGTGACGTTCGTTCTTCTGGAGAAAGTCTGGGAGACAAGCCTGATTCGTGAAGTGGCAAGACAGGCTATTGCAGCTGTGATGCCAGAAAGCAAAAAACGCCCAGCGGTAACTGAGCGTTTAGAGCAAATCACATTGGATTTTTGAGTCACTGTGTTACGTCAACAACACATTCAACAGGAGTAATTATATGCGAAAAAATACCGAATTGCACAAAGAAGTTAAGCGTTCTCGCTTCCTTCAATCCATTGAACCAAACACCGCAATGATGTTTTCCAGCGTAGCTAAGTTTGAGCTTATGAAGTCTGAAGCTAAGGCTCTCCTGAAGGATTTGCCAGTTGAAGACGGATATACGTTCATTCCAAATTCCTTCCTCGAAAGGCTTCTCAAGCAGGACTTCTCTGTAGAGCAGTTCAACGAGATCCTGAAAGTATTCCGCGAGGGTCGATAGCCATGGAAAGCACTGCAATTGTTTACGATTTCAGCGCCGCACACGAGCGCAGGAGTTCCCGGATGGAAAACCAAAAACAGGGTCACTTTGCTCTGTTCAGGAGTCTTCTGTCAAAGGATTGGGCGACTGATACAGCCAAGTTTGCATTGTGGGTAAGGATTATCGGTCTTGCTCAGTACAAGCCTCGTAGCGTTGATTTTGACGGCGTGAAATGGGACTTACAGCCCGGGCAGCTTGTGACGAAAATCTCCTATCTGGCGAGGAAACTTAAAGACTCTCAAGGTAATGAGAAGTCCGCTAAACAGGTTCGCGACATGCTCGAATTCTTCGCAAAAGAGAAGATGATCACCTTCGCTGGGAACCGTCATGGAACCGTGATTTCGGTCATAAATTACACAGATTATCAGGCCGATTTTGAGGTAACAAAGCAGGTAGATAACGAGGTAACAATCAAACCCAGCAAATCCGCGGCCTCGGAGGTTGTCGAGGTAACAAAGAAGGTAACAAACGAGGTAGAACAGAGTAAGAAGTTATTAGAACAAGAATATAAAAACACTACCCAAACCCACGAAGTGGGCTTGTCTGGTGATGAAAAATTAACACCCCGTCAGAAAGGCACTAACCCCCGTGCCAAGAAAACCAACAAGCGATCAGCGCTACTGACATTCGACCGCGAGCGTTTCAAAGATACGTGGAACTGCAAAGCTAAACGCCTCGGAATGCCGACAATCCTGAGCATCACCAAAACCACTGAGGCCGGAATCAATCGCCTCTGGGATTCGTACCTGAAGCAGTGCAAAGAGCTTGGCAAGGAGCCGCGTGATATCGACAGCATCCTGAACGGATACATCGAGCATGGCTATCAGCCTACGCAGTGGGCGCTTGGTGGCAACCCTGAAGGAAAGGTTTACGGGATTGATACTGCCCTGACGCAGAAGAAGATTGACGAGATTTTAGGAGCTGGAAGCTGATGGAAAGTTACGACTTTGAGCACCAACTTGTTGGCTCGATGATGGTTAAGGGAGATCACATCGACTGCCGAGAAATAGCCGGAAAGCTTCCTGCTGAAGCATTTGAGAACTTCCACCTGAAAAGCATGTATCAGGCGATTGTGACGCTGTTGAACAAGGCCGAGCCGGTAGACATGTTTACCGTGAAGGATGCAGTGCCAACCGCGACGAAGGACTTTGTGGTTGAGGTTGCATGCAAATGCTCGTCTGCAGCAAATATCCGTGGCTGGGCTAAGCGTGTTCGACAGTGCTGGATGTTACGCCGGGGTGAGGCTGAGCTTAAGCGAGCAGCAGAGCTTCTGGCAGGTGCAGGAACACATGACCTGAATGACCGGATCGCAGAAGTTAGCGGGATCCTCTCAAAACTCCAGTTCGAAACCAACGACAAGCTACCGCGCCGCATCGGTGACTTGCTGGACGATTACATGGTTGTCCTGGAAAACAGGATGAAGGGAGAGGAGTCTGGACTGTATCTCAAGACTGGTATTCAGCCTATGGACGATGCATACGGAGGTCTGGACAGAACTGACCTGATCGTAATCGCTGGTCGCCCGGGTATGGGTAAAACGGAACTTGCCATCAATATCGCCAACTCGGTTGGTAGGCAGAAAGGGAAGGGGCTGCTTATCTCGATGGAAATGTCGGATATGCAGGTAGTAGAGCGTCACGTTGCCGATCGCGCAGGATTATCGGTAGGCACGCTGAGAAACCCTCTCAACATGATACAGGAGCAATACACACGCCTTACTGCGGCAACAGGAACTCTTTTGGATGAAGATAACCACGTTATCGACGGCTCCTTCACCGTCGATGAGTGCATAGCTCACGCCGAGCGCATGAACATGGACGGCGGACTAAGCTTCCTGGCTATCGACTACCTCGGCCTCATTGAGAAGCCATCAAATATTCCTGAGCATCAGGCTATCGCTGACATCACCAGAAAGCTCAAGCAGTTCTGCCTTCGTAATAAGGTTCCTGTGATTCTGCTGGCTCAGCTTAACCGTGGCCCAGAAGGTCGTCAGGAAAAACGCCCGGGATTGGGTGACTTGGCCAAATCTGGCGCTATCGAGCAGGACGCCGACGTAATCATCTTCCCTTATCGCGATGAAGTTTACGACGAGAACAGCAACATGAAGGGAATCGCGGAAATCATCATCGGAAAATATCGATCTGGTCAGCCGCAGACTTTCTACATGGGCTGGAAGAATGGTCATTTCGTGAATATTGACCAGCAGGAAGCTGCAAAGCAATATTCCGCTAACACGAAAGAAGCACCTAAATCAGACTGGAGAGGATGATGGAAAACCCAACAATTGCACAGATGCTCATGAACCCTCGATTCATGGAGGTATTGGACAAATGCCTGGAAGAGGAAGAGCTGATTACTCAGTTTGAAAGGATTTATGAGGTTAACCGCCCAGCACAACGAAAACACCCACTCGAAGCGCTGGTAGATAAGGCCACAGGTTATGCAGATAGCCAGTGGGAAAACTTCTTCGATCTGTTTATCCCATTCGTTTATGAAGTCGTCTGGTTGCGATGGCCTGAACGAGATAAAGAGGACTGCTGGAAATGAACACACGAGACAAAATACTCAACCACCTTGAAACAAACATTCCCACCTCAGCAGCACAATTCGCAAAACTCCTCGGATGCCAGAAATCACATATCAACCTGCTACTGCGTGACCTTATCGCAGACGGTCAGATTGAGATTGAGCGTATCAGTAAGAGCGTGAAGTACTACCGGTTAGCATCTCTTCATCATGAGCGCACAGAAGCTGTCCTGCGATATCTGGATGAGCACGAAACAGGAATGGCAGTTGAGATATCCACCGCAACAGGAATCGACAAGCGCCTCGTTACGAAGATGCTCAAACATCTTCATGAAAACGGTGAACTGCATCGGGACTGGTGCCACAAGAACGCATGGGTATACAGCAAGAAGCCGGTGTTTAACTTTGGTGCAGCTAACCCACTGACTGCATTTATCAACAAGGCATTAAGAGAGGTAAGAGCATGAAGGAATTACGAGACATTTTTGCACTAGCGTTTTTCGCAGCTATTCCAATCAGTGGTTTCCTTAGCGTGGCATTTTTGATTTACCACGATAAATCCGGATGGGGATGGTTACTTTTTGCAGTGATTTTAATTGCTGGCAGCATCCACATGAAGACAGGCGACTAACACCCCAGCACGCTGATGGAGAGGAATATGGACGAATCAAGAAATAATATGAGAGAAGAATTTGAATCATGGTTAGCTCCTTCATGGAGCCGTGACACATATCTTGAAGACGAAGGCGAGGTCGAATATGTAGATGATTGGGTTCAGGGTGCTTGGGTTGGATGGCGTGCCAGTCGCGCAGCTATCGAGATTGAGTTGCCAGAATGGTTTTCTCCTAATGACTGTGGCGATAGGGCTATGTGGTCAGACGCTGTAGAGAAAGCCATCCGCGCCGCTGGAATCAAAGTGAGGTAGTGAGTATGACCTTTGACAAATACTGGCTTATCGGTCG